CTTCAGGATTCATCAGAATTGCCCGATTATAAGCTTCTTCGAGAGACAGCGCTACTTTTCTTTTCGCTGAAACTTCGATCAAATCCGCAATATCGTCCCGTACCATATCGAAATGTGGATACTTAGGATTTTGAGCCATAGCCTCCACGGTACGAACTTGCTCTTGGAAATCTCGTTGAGCCGCGGCCTGTTGAACTGCCGTTTGTTGCTCAATAAATTGATTAAACGGCCTCAAGCGCTCTTGAACAATACGATCTACAATTGTTTCAGGCTTAGTATCTTGAACATCTTCTCCAGCTAAGGCCGAATCAAGGTCAGCAATGCCTACTCCATAGTCCTTAACTAATTGAGCCATTTGCTTAGCCTTCTGGGCTGGGGTACCCATAGCTAATACATGGTCAATTTGCATAAGGCCCCGAAGGGCCTGTACAGGGGAAACATTTAAAGCTTGGTACCGGGGAGCAAACGGAGCTACCGCTTGATGAAATTCGTTAGTGAACCGCCTAGCTTGAGCGGTATCCCCCATAGTCTTTTCAATCTCTCGCTCACGACGACGAATTTCCTGACGAATTTCAGGATCAACCTTGTCCCACTTAGCTTTAGCAGGGACTTTCCAAGACTGAGGAGCTTTGTCCTCGCTGGGCGGCGGGGGAGCTACTGGCGGACCCGCTTCCGGTTGCCTACCTTCAAGCGGTTTCTGTGACTTTTCGGAACCGCCCTCGGACGTAGGGTCAGATTTTTTAGCGAGCTCTTCTAATTCTTCATCCGGCGAGGCTGGAGCCTCGGCAGGGGGAGGAGCTGGGGGAACTGAGGGAGCTGGCGAAGAAGCAGGCGCGGAAACAGGTTCCGGTTGCTTGGCTTCCTCGGCCGCCACTGCAGCTTCGATGGTGGAGCGAAGATCGTCAGACATTACATATATCCTTTACGGTGAACGGTTTCTATGATTTTCTCCCTGATAGCTTCTCTGTCTGGTTTATACTCCTTGTTAAATGTTTCGTAGGGGAGACCCACTAATTCTTCATTATTAATGACGTTATGGCGTAAGTTGTGTTCGCGTAACCCAGTTCTACCACTATAGCGCTTACCATCAATGGGAGAGATAAAATCAGGTAAGTCGCCATTGACCAATCGTCTTTGCGATTCATAGCTAGTTCCCTTTTCTATAACTGTCCCATCAGCTTTATAAATCCAAGATTTTTTCATGGTAAATTATTTGCTATTTGTTTCAAACGAAATTTAATGAGAGTAGTCAAGGTTAACTTCCATAGCCATTCTGGGTGATTACGAGGGGGCATTTTATCCCTAACCCAGATTACATCTGCAGCGGTAACTTCATAAAGTTGTAACTTAAGCTTCTCGGCTACAGTAAGTAAAATTTGTACTTTAGCCAAAGACTCTCTGGCTGCTTGTCTCATAACTAATCTACGTGCGGAGTCCGGGGGGTCGTCCCAAGCTGTAGCGTCGATGAAACTATCGCATTGATTATCGTCAAAATTAAAAGCCATAATGTTAAGGGGTGAAAGCTGAAGACGGAGCAGTTATCGGATAACTACCATATACCGCTCCCCCTGTTTTTAAACCTGCTTCGTCCCAATACATTTCTGTTTCATTACCCAAGAAAATAGTGTAATCTATAAATGGGCATGCTCCAAAGGAGAATCGTCCACTAGGAGTATCTGTATACGCAACTGATCCAACCGTAATCATAGTCGTATTGCCCGCACAAAGATTTACTGTACCGCTAACTCGTTCCAAGATAACCCAACCGCCACTATCTATACCATTAGAATTGATATTACCCCTAATGAGGTCAGCGGCACCCCCAGAAGTTGATCTGGTAAACCAAATATCGCCACTACCTCCTGCCCAAGTTGGTTCATAGAATATATGCCAAGAATTTGCCGTATACAATATACCATGAGAGAATAGACAACAATTGCTACCTCCACTTGTAATTGATATAGGTTTCAACCAAAATATAAAAGTGAAATCTCCACTAATTGTAAGCGTAGTTGAAGTAGATTCAACTCTATTAGCCTCGGCAGCTGCTGTATTTTGATAAACGGCAGAAGCTCCAAATTTCTTAGTGGTAGTTTGTTGAGCGGCAGTACCGTTACAAACAAAAGCAGGTCCGCCACCTACTGAATTAGTAATAATTGTACTAGCTGCTCCATTATCTGCATGAAGAGCAAATTGATTGTAAGTAGCTCCTCCACCGCCCCCCGCGATGGCCATAGTCAACATTACCGCTTGAACGATCTCCGGACGTTCTATTTGTTTGGGGAGCCAAATATCCCCCCTATTCGGAACCCAAATTTTACTCACGTTAAACCAGTTCCGTTAATTTGCCATTCAGTCGAAGTCACCTTAATTGCAGTAGCTATACCATTAGCCGCTAGGGTTCTAGAACCTGTAGTTCCCGCTCCAGCAAGTCGCATAGTATCCGTAGTAATTGCGATTGTAACAACTCCTGCTGCGTTCTGATTAACAAAGGTGAGCGTAGTACCGATTGCGTAAGCAACTGAAGAATTAGCGGGTATGGTAAAAGTTCGGGCAGTAGTATCCGCTGAAGGATGGAAAATGTGTTTTCCGGCATCGCTAGCTACCAAAGTATACGCTGCAGATTGACTATTCTGCGGTATTTGGGTAACAGCGGTACTGGCACTAGTAGAAAGGCTGGTAAGAGAACTATTAGTTGTAGATAGGCCAGTACTAAGACTAGTGATCGAACTAGTGGCAGTACTAAGTCCAGTACTTGTAGAAGTTGAAAGACTGGTAAGAGAACTATTAGTTGTACTAAGACCAGTAGAAAGACTGGTAATTTGACTAGTATGAGTCGATAGTCCGGTAGAACAACTAGTAGAGAGACTGGTTAGATTACTATTGGTAGTGCTAAGTCCTGTACTAAGTGAGCTAATGCCCGTACTAGCACTAGTAGAGAGAGAAGTAATTGAACTACTAGCTGTAGAAATAGATGTAGATAACGCGGAAGCACTAATACCAGAATCTTTACCTAGTTTACCAGTAGTATTAGCAAATGTTACAATATTGTCTAGAACGGACGACGCCGGCCCAACAAAATCCCCAGAACCAGAAGGAGTAGTCCAAACGAGAGCACCGCCCGAAATCCCTAAGAATTGACCGTTGGAGCCTACTCCCAAACGTCCAGGAGCGCCCGAAGTTCCGCCAACAATAATATCTTGACTAGTCGTCATCGGATTCGTGAGAGCCGATGAGGTCTGCCAGCTGGGAAGTCCCCCAGATACCGTCAATATTTGATTAGAGGAACCAATAGCAAGACGGGAAAGAGTTACGCCACTACTAGAATAAAGGATGTCTCCCGTAGTGGTTACTACGCTAGAATGTACGTGATCTCCTCGGGCATAGCGAAGGCTGGTCCCTACTGCCGCGGTACCAAGATTAGCTGGGGTCGCCGATGCCGCCTGACTAACGACAAAGGCCGTGGTCGCCACTTGTCCGGTATTGGTATCAACGGCGGCGGTGGGGGATGTGGGGACTCCGGTAAGGGCCGGGGACGCCAAGGGTGCTCGGGTGGAGTCGGTGTTGTGGACATGGTCCCCTCTGGCGTATTTGAGCGATGAACCAGAACTAGCTGTACCGTCATTTTGAGGAGTCGCAGATGAAGCTTGGCCTATTACGTAGGCTGTAGTAGCTAATTGAGTAGTATTGGTATCCGCTGCTGCCGTAGGGGCCGCAGGAACCCCTGTAAACGTCGGGGAAGCAATAGGGGCCAATAGCCCCAAAGCCGTGTTTAAGTCTGTTTGCGCAGACAACGTACCTGTGATATTACCCCAAGGGATGGAACTGACGATAGGGGCGGCCCACGTACCGTCGGCGCGGAGGAAGTTGGTAGTACCCCCTGGATAACTAAGGGCAGCAACGGTGCCCAAAGTAGGCTTGCCAGTAAGGTCATTGTAAGCCCCGGAGAACCCAACGGCGCTGATAGCGCTGGAGTTAGCTTTGAGATTAATGGCATTTTGAAGGTCCGTCTGGTTACTGAGGGTACCCGTGATACCGCCCCAAACCGATCCACCTCCCCCACCTGGGGGAAGAGCCCACACTCCATCATGTCGTAGATACTTAAGCTGATCTGCTGGGTCTACAGTAAAGACAAAGTCGTTACCGGCGCCCGCTACTGACGGGCGGTCAGGGTTATCTGACGGCGGGGGAACAATGGTAGAGGTAACCATTACTCACCCTTCTTAGGTTGGGTCTTAGCTTTGAGAGCGGCGGCCTTCTTGTCTAGATCGAGCTTTTGTTCCCCTTGTACTTTAGATTGTTGAAGCTGTTGCTCTCCTTGACGCGATTGAAGCTCTAGCTCCATTTGGCTTTGTTCTCTAGCAAGCTGGGCATTCTGAGCATGTTCCTCTTGTTTAGCTTGGATATCTTGTTGCTTCCCCGCCATATCCATTTGCATCTTGGCGGTGTCTCCACTCAATTTGAGACGTATCTCTTGAGACTTCATTTGAAGCTCAAGTTGTTTGATTTGCATATCAAGAGCAGCTAATTGCTTCTTGTTTTCAAGTTCCGCTTGCTTCATTTGAAGCTCCATTTGGAACTTCTGCTGCTCAAACTGCATACCTTGTTGTTGAGCTTGCATATCAATTTGAGCCTTGGCCTTATCTCCTTCAACCTTAGCCTGTACCGCGGCCATCTTAGGATCAGGCGGCGGGGGAGCAGGTGGTTTATTCTCTAGTCCATCGAGTTGTTTATCAATCATACCCTCGATGTCCGCGGCATTATGGAACCTAGATACGCCCCATTTGAGTAGGCCCAAGACAATCGGCTTAGTTTCAGGAATCTGAGCCGTCATGGGGAGAGCATTTTGAAGATACATAGATACAGTACTGAGGAATTCAGTAGCATCCTTCTTCTCCATATCGTAATCCGCTTGGGCCATAGACCCAGCTTGTATCTTAATTCTCCATTGGAATCCCTCTTCTGACTTGAGAAGAGCTATAGCGCTGGGGATATACAGATCATTATCGGTATTGGTAATTCCTGATTTGCGAATCAAGATTTCCGGCGAGAAGTGTTTAACCTGGATCTCAGCCTTGATCCTGAGTATCTCAGAGGCGTAGGTACCCACCTCATCCTGCTGCTTCTTGATACGGATGGAGGCGAATTTCGCCTTGATCTCCTGAGCCCCCAAAGTTTCAGAAGCTTTGGAAGCCCCCCGAACGATGTCCGAAATGCCCGTGAGCTCATAGATTTGAGCCTTAATTTGATCTCTGGAGAGCATCAGCCGCTCTTGAGCCTTGACTATCTCCTCCAGGGGCATCCAAGTAACCGTCCCGGCGATCCCCCCTTGTTCCGCGAACATTGCCCAATTATCTACGGGGATCATTTGATTATCTGATCCAGCCATCATATTGGCTAGGGAACCATAATTCTTCTTGTCATAAACCCCTACAGCCTTAATAGCTTCATTGATAATGGAAATGCGATTATTAACCGTGTCTAATTCACTATATTGGTCCTGGACCATATAGTAATCTGGCCGGGGCATCAACTCATTAGTAAGGGTATTGGCAAATAGGGGGGTGGGACATGGCTCGAAGCACTCTAGATTGAGAAAATCCTCACGAGTATCCAAAATCTCTGGGCATTCTTCAGTAAACCAAATAATCTTGCGCTCTTCTCGATCCCAAATCTCATAAATCTTGCACTTCTCAATAGCCTCATGTTGTACTACGCCTTTATCATTGTCACCAATGGTAGGGGTAGGGGCAAAAGACACTAATTTAGTCTTAGCTGAGCCAAAGCGCTTCTTCATTTGCGTTTCGCTCAGGTAAACCGCCCGCGCCGTCCATCGCCTCTCCGACCAAACTCGGCATGGGGACCAAAGGAAGTCACTAAAATGAACGTAATCCACTGCTACCCGTTGATCTTTGATCCTCTTCAACGGAATAGCTTGCCCGGCCGGCTGGGGGTCACGAGTAGAGGGGTCTTGCTCCGCCGGGGGAGCAATAAACCCATCGTTACCGCCCTCCGGGCCGGGAAATTGACTGTCTGTATCATTGGTAAGGGAACCCCCTTCAGTCTCCGGTATGTCCTCGGTGTCCGTCTCCAATCGTAGCCATGCCGTACCTAGTCCAGCTACTAAGCGATCTTGTACATTTAGCTTCATCACAGTGGAGAACGTGTCCATAGGATCATTAAGATCTTGTTGAAGCATTCTCTCCATGACTAGGGCTGCTACCCTAGCGACTTGATCTCTATAGTCTGGGTATTTCCTCGATACTGAAGCCTTAGGGGGCTGGGAGTATAGGGCCGACTCCATTATCCCCACGTTTGCCCAGAAGATATTGAACTTGCGGAATTCCGAATTGATAGCATCACGCTCGTCCAGGTACCGGTCCATGGAGTCCTTGGCCCGCCGTTCAAAGTTCTTGCGGGATTTCTTCGCATAGGTAATCTCCGTTGACCACCGCTCATGCGGGGTTAAAGAATCCGGATCACGAATGGGGGCAGATACGTCCATTATTGAATCCTCGAAGCGATTCGATTGAGATGGGCTTCTCTTTCTAGGTGAAGAGTATCGAGGTTGTACCCCGGCAAATATATTTGATGGCCGGGGAGGGACTGCAAGTGCCCACGTAGGTCGTCGTCCGCCCTGGAATAGTCTTGGATGAGTACGTGCGGGCTAGCTACTACGCACATGTACCCGAACGCATCGGCAAAGTCGCTGGCCCAATCGTGTATTGGTTGTTCGGAGAATATCTGCTTCTCCTCGTCCCATTCCCTCCGATACGCCTTCAGCGCCTCTAGCAAATCGCCAGTTACAGAGAGGTCTGGAACGTCAGGGGAAGCAGGAGTACAGTCAATCGTAATAGTGGGGAAGACCTTCCGTGTCGCCGCGATCCGATCCCTGACTTTATGATTGGGGACGATCCTGGGGGAGATCCCCGCTAGAGCAAACTGCTCTAGTATTGATTTGCCTGTTTGGAGGTTCTTCGCCCTAGCATCATGGGGAAGCCATACCTCCCCCACGCCCCCGCCCTCTAGCCTCGCTGCATCGGCGAATGAGTGGAGGGAAGAGATATGGTAGTCTATGTCCTGCCCCGTAGTAGCTTCTACATTTACAATTATAATTTGGCCATGTTTGTTTACTTGCCACGCTATCCGTACCGTAGCGTCAGTAAACCCTAGGTCATATACAAAATTCGTGGGGAGCAGGGGATCATACAGAGGGGCTAGGGGATCACCTTCAAAATTGTACGCTCGTTGCTCGCTAAATAGTGTATTGACCTCGTCCGCATATATTGCCCCCTTAAGGGCGCTATCAAACGAGCACAAATACTCTTGAGCGAACTCCTCTTTGTCTAAGTCCTTCCGTAACTCAGCTAGTTCTTGATCGGGGAGGATATTGGAAGTTAGTGCTGAGAGGTTAGTTATATGATATTCGGAGGGGTTGAGCTGGGCTTTACGGAATACTTCATGGAATAGGTTCCGTCCTCTGGGGGTAGAGGCAAATACACCCCACCCCATGCGGTCAGACAGTGCGGGGCGGATAATCTGACTGAATACCGAGGGTCGAAATAACGCGTACTCATCCAACACCGCCCCGTCCAAATACATACCCCGCAGGGAATCAGGATTGTCCGCGCCGAGGCAGTAGATAACGGCATCGTTTTGTAGGGTAATCTTCAGTTCAGACTCGCTGGGGGGCTTCTGCAGGAAGGGGAGGGAATAATCCTTCAAGTATTGCCAGCTGACTCTCTTCGACTGCGTAAACGTGGGGCCAACATAGGCATATTGCGGCCGGGGGAGCAATTGCTGTCTAGCATCTAGGATTAGATCATTTACTAAAGCCACGGTTTTCCCCGCTCTCCGATGAGTATTCAGTACCGCCCACCGTTGGCTACGGTTATGGAAGGGGAGGAACTGTTCCCGCGGTGCGTAGGGGAGCACATCAATCCTTCACTTTGGCCTCTACGTCTAGTGCAACTTGAGCTAGCTCGGGATGTAGTCTATAGGCTAGCCTTTGAGCAGATACCCAAGGCATATCATCTAATCTAGCTCTGTTATTAGTGGCTAACTCCTCTGATATGGGGTTAATTGTAGTGGGGATCATTCTAGCGTACAGAGTATAGAACCTGCCTAGGTTCTTATCCGCCCATAGAGCTAATCTGGGGATGCCCCCAATAATCTCGAAAGCTCGCTGAAATGATTCCGCAGCCTTAGCCCCTTTCAGTGGTTTAGCTAACTTGGTAGAGTGTAAGCCTCTCTCTATGAGAGTGGTTAGTTCTTTGCTCACACCTTCTTCTAGACCTAGATCTTTCAGTTCGGATGCTAAGTCAGCGATTTGACTAGCTACGTCATCTTGGGGAGGATCATTCATGTTTCGGAGTATACGCGCGGTAGGGGAGCAAGTAAATATTATTTTACGTTGGTTTTATACCCTCACAATCTTTAACTATTTACTATGTAGTTGGTACTACCCATTTTTACCCTCTCATTTTTATAACCGTATCCTTCCACTATTTACTATGTAGTTGGTACTACCCATTTTTATCCCCACAATCGGCAAGTCTACCCCTATTTACTATTTAGTTGGTACTACCCATTTTTATAGATATATTTGTAAAGTCTACTCACTATTTACTATTTACTATGTAGTGCGTCATTTTTACCCTCATCTTTATCTTAGCCTTACATCCTACCCCTCCCTCATCCCGCCTCTTCACCATGTGTGTCGAAATATACGTGTGTCGTACTTTTCGTGAGAGTATCGTACGCTAGCGTACTATATCCTCCTATACCGTATCCTCCTATACCGTATCCTCCTATACGGTACGCTAGCGTACTAATACCCGGCGCCTACTCTCACCCTAGCCTCTCCACCCACCCGGCGCTAAAGTACGCTAGCGTATAGTACCGTACGCTAGCGTATCGTATACTCCTATACGATACGGTGGAGAATGAAAGTTGGCGGCCGGGGGAGAAAAAACTCCTAGCGGAGCGCGAGCGAAAAGTAAAGCTTGAAATCGTAACTAAAAAAACGTTGGATAGAGAAATAGGACTTTAGGAGGGTTTTTCTCGTATCGCTATTTATAGACGATTTTTAGGGGTCGAAAAAGTATGAAAAAAATCCTCCTAAAACTACCCTCTTCCTTATATAAGATTTTAAATTATCTATCTATAATCCTATTCTACTATTCTCCCTATAGAATCCTACTAGGAAGAACCTAGGAGCTTAGGAGCTTAGGAAGAACCTTTATAACTAAAACGATATAAGTTAATTACTTCTCTATCTAAGTAATTTAAGGGTTTCCCCTAATAAAATATCCTCCTATCCTCCTATAATAGAGGCTAGGAAGAAAAAGCTAGGACGATAAAAATATCGTCCTACGATCTACCTAGTTTTTCCGAGCTTTTTTCCTTACCCTTCTAACCCTTACTTACCTTTATAAAAACCTTAGACCTAGACCGACGCTCGGAGCGCTCTTCCCGAAGAGCTCTTTAGGCGAGGGTCTCTCCCCCGCGTAACCCTAACCCTAGGAAAATATCTATGCGTAAGTTTATCCTCTCCTTCCCCGGCGCTGCTCCGCGGGAGTTCGTCGCTAAGACGTATTCGGTCTTCCCTAAGACCGGATGGTTCGACCTCGCGCTCGGCGACGGAGGCGCGACCGTCCGCGCGACGACGACCTCCGGCCGGGGGAAATCGAAGACGAATAACTTCTACCTCCTTTTCGTAGAAGAGCTCTTCCCCCGCGGCTCCGGAAAGACCCTATTTTGGACGAGGTTATCGGCCGAGGAGTTCGCCCTAGCCCGCGACGGCCGGACGCGGCTATACGATCCGCTCGTCTCCGTCCCGGCGGGGGAGGAGGCTCCCCCGGCCGCCGAGCCCTCTCCCGGCCCCGTAGAGCCCGCTACGGCGCGTCCGGCCGGGTTCGGGGGTACGGAGACCGCCCCCGTCGGGGACGACCCCGTAGCGCTCGCGGCGCGGGCCGCGCGGGCGAACGGGAAGCGCGCTCGGCGCGTCCGGGAAGCGACGACGGTCTAAAGACCCTAGACCCTTCGGGGTCTTTACTTTATCCTCCTATCCTCCTATATAATCTAGTCTTCCCTAACCTCCCGAGAAACTACCGTGTACTTTACCGCTCCTACCTTTTCGACCCCGAACGGGATTTTCTCGAAGCCGGCGGACCTTTCCCTAGCGGAGGCGCTCGCCGAGGTCCGTCGCGTCCCCGAGCGAGCGATCTTCGACGAAGCCGGCCGGCTCGTCCGGGATACCGTCCCCGGTACGCTCCGAGTTCGGATCGAGCGCGCCTAATTAGACTCGTCGGATAAGGGCTTTAGCCCTTATCCGAATAGTTTACGCTATTCGATCCCCTAACCCCCCTAACCCCCCTAACCCTCTAGGAGAATATTATCTCTTCCCCTTATAAATTCGCCGCTCGGCGCTCGGCCGACGGCGCCGTAGAATACGGTATTTCTTCCCTCCGTTCTAGGTCGGGACCGTTCGGAGGGATTTTCTATACCCTCTCCGAATTACGGTCCTACCTCGACGAGATCGACTCCGAGAATTCCGGTCTTACCCCGGACGAAATCGAGTTAGAAAAAGTCGAGACGCTAAAGGAAATAGAGGCTCTAGAAGCCTATACTAAGGAACGCGGGGAAATTCTCGCGGTCCTAGTCTATTCGACCGTTCCCCTTTCGGATACGCGCGATCCGGCCGCTATTCTTTACGAGCTAATTAACCGTTCGGCGAACGGCCGCTAACCCGCTCCTATCGGCGCCGATCTACCCCCGATCGGCGCCGATCTTTTATTGCCCTATAGTTAGGTACTATGGTAGTTAGGTACTATGGTAGTTAGGTACTATGGTAGCTAAGTACTATGTGTGCGGCAGCGTAGCCAGCCTTTACAGGCGAATTCAAAATTTTCATTTCCTCCCCAGGATTCCCCTCAAATAAAATCGACCCTGGACCCCTCCTGTTCCACGGTATAATCTAGCTTCCCCATTAAACGAAGTTTAAATGAACAACCTGACCAAAGCCGCTCCCATGTCCTTTATGGCCGCTTGCCTCCATTATTTTGGTCAGGCCCCCGGCCAGACTAAGCTTCAATTCGCCCAAGAAGTGAAACAACTCACCGAGGAGGATCGAATGGAAATGAAAAAGGAACTTATTCAAGTTGGCTACAATGTCAACTGATACCTTATTTATTGCTTTGATCTATACTCTAATCAGCCTAGTACTGTAAAGAAACCCCCTATATGGGGGCTTTTTCTTGTCTAGAACTTGCTAACGCTAATAGCCCACTTAGCAGCTCGTTCCATTTCCTTAGTCACTTCCGGGCCGGACAGGCGCCTCATTTTGTCCCCATCTATAATCCAGGCCCATCGCTGGGTATTAGGATTGGCACCGTACTTGCGCCGTTCGTCTTTAATCCACCCTGCTTTCTTCATAACAGTAGTTACAGTTTTAGCTGCTTTCTTATCCATATCAGGGATTCCCTCTTTGCTCATCAACAAAACTATAGTCTGGTAATCTACGCATATAAATTTCTCCTCACTTTCCTGTAAGTCCTTGAGAACTATAAATGCCGCGGCTTCCATAGAATTAGATGATGCCATAATTGCCCTCTGTCGTCTTTCATTCATCGGCGGGCGCCAGGTAGCGAAGTCTATGTGCTCCCCCTCTCGCACCCAAATTGAGAAATCCTCCATTACTTCATCTATATCAATAATTCGATGAAGCTCCGACCAATCCTCCTCTGTTACAGTTAATTCATTAGAACATTCGATATACCACATTCGCCTATCCTCAAAGCCATCAGTGGGGACATCCTCTAGGGCATTACAAGTAATTATCATCCCCGCTCTATTCTCCACAGGATAACTGTCCATGCCCTTCGGCTCAATAATGATGAATTCATCCCCTAGAAAACGTTTGATAGCGTTCATCGCCGCTACCTTGCTAGAAGAATGGGAACTACTAATCATGAATTCATTTAGTATTACCAACCGCTTATTCTCTAATTGTTTATTGAAGCTACTCACGAATACGTTAGCATCGATACTACTAGTATTGGTAGCCCCTAACAATCTATAGGCTATCTTGGAGAACCATCCCTTACCCACCCCTCGCTTACTACTGAACAAAACTGGAAACGATGTAGGTTTACCATTACTATACTTGAGATACCTAATATATGATCGCAATAGTTCTAAATCACTGGGGATGCACATATTGGCTAGTTGACTAATAACCCTATTTGCTGCCCCGGTACGGCCGCTTCCATTAGGCCAAATGCCCCCCGGTACGTACCCATTATAGTAAACCCCATCCTCCCTTTGTATGAACTCCTCCCCCATATATTCATAAGCTGGATTCAATACCGTAATCTTCTTATTGCTATCCATCCATATCATATGACCGTATACGGTGGTTACCGTCTTTCCTTTCATTATCTTCTTGTTAATACTTTGGTAGAAATCCCTAGCTTTGTTAGTACTGCGAACTACCTTATCAGCTCGATCTAAGGTGGATCCTCCCCTAGTGCAAAATACAGCCTTATCGAGCATTCTACTAAGCAAATCTTCATGTTCCTCCCCTTGATATTCCTCAGCTTCGTCAACTATCCTTCTCAGTTCTTTGTTACCATGTTCTCGTAGATAGTCATCTGGGCCCCAGTCGAGTCCACTAACGGCTTTGGGCAAATTGGCTAATCGAACATCTTTAACTCCCAGAATATGCCTAAGTCTGAAGGCTAAGGTATCCCGAGCTTGAGCAACTTCAGGTTTCCAAGTATTAGAGTCGAACAGAATTACATTACAAAAGCGGCTGAAATCTACGTCATACTTAGCATGGAGTAGCTCCATCCCCTTCTTGGAACTGGCAAAGCTCCAAACTCCATTAAGACCTATACAAGGAAGATTAAGCCATCTATGAACGGACTTGGCCTTAATCATAGACTCTACGTGAATAACAATTTGCCCGTCAGGAAGATTGTACCAACTACGAGGCTCCCCATCGGTAAGTGGCCGTATAGGTTCGAAGTGAAGGACATTCGGTCGGCCGTCGGGGGCAATCACCTTAGGCGGTGGCTCTTTCCCGTGCCAAAGAGTAGGCGTACCCAAGAATCTAACTAACTCATAAGGGTCCGGATCGTCTTTGTTCTTAAAATATGGATTTCCGTGGGGATCCAAATACCGTAGCATAATGTACGGTCGGCCGGCGGCCAAGGCGTATCGGTACCCCCGTTGCTCTAACAGTATAGAGCTGGAGAATGGAACTAAACCATCGGGGAAGTCCGCAGGTTCTAAACAACGTTCGTTGAGGTACTCCTTGAGTAATTTTACATCTTCGGGATTTATGAAAGTGGCATTCTTGAAGGGGGAGGGCATCCTTACTCCGCATGTAGAAAATAAATTAAACTACACGGGCCTAGATCGCCTATAATATAGGACGGGTCTTTGGTCGGACTCATTTTCTCCTCTCCGTTGGCCCCTAATGAGTAATCATTAGGGGCTTTTTCTTTGGGGAGCTAACGGGTAGGACGATTCTAGGCCTATCCCCGGCCCGACGATAGGCCTCCTCAGCGAGGAAAGCGGCCTAGGAGCCGCGCGCGGACGGAGCTCGTCTCCCTATAGCGTCCTCCTCGAAAAACGGCTCTAATCGCCTCTATTCGATCCGCATTTTAGGAGCTAAATTATGGCTTGGACCCCCGACGACGAAGCAAAGTTACTAGACGCTCAAGGTAAACTTAATCAACTAATGACTCGTAAACAAAGCTCAGTTAGTAACCAAGCCGAGGCTGCTAGAAAGCTTATCGCTGCTCTACGTGAAGCTCCCGATGACGATATGGCATTAGCAGAGCATATGGCTATCAATGCCAAGGGGTACATCAGAATTCTTCAAGCGTTCGTACTTCCTGAAAACGGTTAAACATAGTATATTAGAGCTTCCCGTAACCCTAACCCCTGGAGCTAAGTATGAACCAAGCCTTGAGAGTTATCCAAGAACATGAATTTGATTTGGTTAAGCTTCGTGAAGTAGCGAATAGCGACAAATTCAATAAAATTACTGAAGCTATTTTGAAGCACTACTCTAATTTTGCTTCCCCAGATATCCTGGGAAAGTTAATTTATTTCCACATTTACGCTTCCGATTTGGATCATTACGAAATTGAGTTAGTAGACGATCTTCGTAGTCTCAATCCTAGTACGGAGAATGTAGAAGAATTTCTCCAATACAATAACAAGGATTACTTCTTTGTATGGGAATTTGAAAAAGATTACAAAATCAAAGTTTGCGTAGCTACCTATCTCAAATCCGAGTCTCCTGAATATTGCCGCAAAGTTAAGGTAGGAACTAGGATGGTAGAAGAGGGCATCTATACTTTGGAATGCGCTCCCCCGGTAGAGATTGATCCAAGCGATCTTCCGTCCCCCACTATTAAGATCGACTGAAATGAACCCGAGACTGTTGCTCCCCCTCCTGGTAGCTAGCAGTCTCGCTAGCGCTCAAGAACTAGATCCCTTGAAAGAGTACCGCTATTGCGGCGCTCCTGATAGGGATAATCAAGGAATGATCCTACGTAGGGATGACGTCTTGATCGCCTTCCAACGTATCCATCCTTGCCCCTCTACTGGCCTAACGTCGGGGCCGTGTAGAGGATGGGCTAAGGATCATGTGATCCCCTTATCATGTGGCGGATGCGACTCTGTTTACAATCTCCAATGGCTCTCTGACGCTCTCAAATCCGCCGGGGGAACCGGCCCCAAAGATAGATGGGAGCGGTTGGTTTATGCCAACAAGAATATCCCCAACCCCGCCTGTACATTTAGGGTAGTAAGATGAAGAGTGATCTTCCCTGGCGCGTCGGCCGCCAGGTCGGCCGCACGATCTACGACGCGCACGACACTCTGATCGGCGTGATGGACACGCGCGAGATGGCGGCGATGGTGGTCCAAGCGGTCAACGCAACGCCGAGCGGCGATGCCGCTACGCCGAACAAGCATGGAGTGCGGTTAATTTCACTTGATGAGAAACGTCTCGCGCTATGGCAAGCGATTGAGAGTATCCAAATCGGCAACAAGACCGATGACAAATCGATCATCAATCATTTGCACGCCGCTGGATACACCATCGTCGGCATCAATGCTGCCAGCCAGTCGAGCGTCAACGGGGAGGCGTGATGTCTAGCTTCTGGATGATCGAGCACCCGACAGAGCGCCCACACCGGTGGTTGCGCATCGTTGACGACAGCAAATGGGGATGCATTCGTGCCATGCTGACGTGGCACGAAATCCCAGCCCTTTGCATCCAATTCGCTCGGCGCGACGACGCGGTGCTGTTTCAAAAGCTGCACATCGACTGGTGTGCTCTATCTATTGTCACGGAACACGGCTGGGTGTCGAGCGCCAACGGGGAGGATCGCAATGGCAAATGAACCAACCGACGCCGAACTATTCGATCAGCCAGACACAATAGTTTCATGGGGTACGCCGCCAGACAATTGTGCCGCTACCCGCCGCGCAATCGTGCGCGCTGCCGCTGCGGTCGCTGGAGGCACCTGCCCCTCGAACACCAGCGAAGGGAATCGTGATGACAAATAATGAATTCACAATAAGCATTATCGATGGACTTCTCAATCCTTCCCAACTAATGCTTATCGCAGGAGAAATATCTCCCCGGGAGTTACGCACGGTCAAAGCGGTACTGGAGTATTTGAAAGGGCAAATCAATAATGATTACTCTGAAGGAAATGCAACGGATAGACCGCCTACATCGACATATAATGGAGATATGTACAAAGATAGCCATAGATAAAGCTTTCATTTTAGATGAAGAAGATACTAGATGCGACGAAGAGAAGTTGAAGAAACTACAAAGACAATGGATACGAGTATTGTTATCATTAACTCATGTATAAGTAGTTACCCGGTACCAATAGAAATAAGGCTTCCCCTCAAATAATCCAGAGTATACTAGAATTTCTGTATCCCCCCGCTGATAAATCCCCGTATTGGGGAAACGGCATAGGATAGGAGTTGAAATGAAGATTGTTAATAAAGCCACTGGCGAAGAACTGGACGCCAAGAAGTACGCGATGCCTACTAGATCTTTGGCGGACGTTCCTCTGAAGGTTAACGGCGAAGACGTGGTTGGTAAGACCACAGAGGGTCGAGATCAAAAGTATACGTACTTCCTCTACAAGAACGTTAGCTTATACATCCCAGGTCACGCCGAACCGAATACTGAGTACGATTTGGATGTGCCCGACGACTTCGGTGCCGACGAGCCCCCGGAAGCTCGCAAGAGCTATTACAAGTCCAAGAAAGCTAACGGTGAAGGTGGAGTCGAAGAACTGAACGAGGATGGTTCCATCCCCGCCGGTGGAGGCTCGAACGCTGGGGCTGACGAAATGGCGGCTAAGACCGTGGACGAGGGTACGGATCAAGAGCGAGCTGAGACCCCCGACGGCACCGTAACCACGGAACCGGTCAGCGAGCGCGAAGCCCGAACTGAAGAAGTGGCTGGGGAGCAAATTACCCCCCACGACGGCCCGGCCGAGGAGCAAAATGGGGCATCCCCGGTAGCTCCGAAGAACCGCAAGAAGAAGACAGTGAAGGATGCAGCCGGTGGAGAAGGCGCTGAGGAAAACCAACAAAAGGAAGGCACTGGAGGTGCCGACCTACCTTGAACTCCTGTGGGTTAGGGGTAGAGTCGTGGCCTGACTCTTAAATAAATTGGCCCGGAGCCCCTTCAGGCAGATGCTTCGAAGGGGCTCACGTTATACATTATACATTATACATTATACATTATACATTATACATTATGGAACTGCTTTCGCGTATTTATGAGCTCAATCGTGAGCGCGCTAAACTCTCCAAGCAAGTGCGAATCTTGGAAGAGACTGAGAAAAAGCTCATAGACGAGCTTCTCAAGACCCATAAGGATTCCTTCATTGAATCCGGCTACGCGGTCAATATCGCACGTACCGAAGAACCCTTTGTAGACCATTGGCCCTCACTAATGGCTCATATCAAAGAGACTGGCGACATCGACTTGTTCGAGAAGCGCCTGCTTAAAAGCGCTGCCAAGCTCCGCTTGGAGGAGGGGGTTACTCTCCCCGGCGTCATCACTGTAGAAAAGACCAAAGTTAGTGTAGAGTTAACCAAGGAACGAGCATGAAAATCAAGACCGCTGACCTGATCGGCGACCCGCTCGACTGGGCGGTGGCCACGTGCGAAACAGTCGCGCCTGTCGGGAGCTTTCTCGACAACCTCACTGTTCATCCGGTGTTTCTCCAGAACTTCAAGCCATCTACCGACTGGTCCCAAGGCGGCCCGATCATCGAGCGCGAACGGATCCACATCTGCCCCGTCTACTTCAACGGGAAAGCGGCGACCGAGGCGTGGCTCGGGGAAGGGCTGGGCCGGCATCAGACGTATCGCGGCCCCACCCCGTTGATCGCAATCATGCGTTGCTTCGTCGCGTCCAAGCTGGGCGACGAAGTAGACGTGCCTGAAGAGTTAACCAAGGAATAATCGTGGACGATCCTAAGAAACTCACCAAAGTAGCCCCTCAACCAATGAAAGGAATTGACGTGGGAAGTAAACCTGAAGATGTCACCCCGAAAGGGGAAACACCACCTAAGGTGGAAGAGAAAAAGCCTGGGGGCCAAGTTGTACACTGGAAGGACCGCATGTCCTCGCTAGTAGGGCAGACTCAACAAGCTGAGAAGCCGGCCGGGGGACTCATTTCCCTCAAGGGTGGGAGGATGTCCTACGGGGATGAATTGCTCCCCGGCGATAAAATCAACGCAATCTTGATCGACTATCGCAAGGATAATGAGTTCTTCCCCGACAAGTACGATGCATCTAAGCCCCCGGTCAGTCCGGTATGCTTTGCTATTACTCGTGCTGATCCCAATGAACCTCAATCTCCGTGGATCCCGATCAATGGGACGGATGTCCCAGAGGGAGCTATGGAAGATGGCGATTTTTACACCGAAGCCGAAAAGCCCCAAGTAGAATCTGGGTCTACTTGCGAAGATTGTCCCCGTAATGAATGGGGGAGCGATCTGGGCGGGGGCCGGGGGAAGGCATGTAAGACTAGCAGACGCCTTCACGTACTCGCGGCCGACGATTGCGCTACGGTCCAGGGAGTATCTAGAACTACCATGGCTTCTATGGTCCTCCCCGCCACCAGTGTGGATAACTTCTCCAAGTTTATTAACCAAACTTCTAACGTACTCAAAACCCCGTACTTTGGAGTTAAGGTGGAGGTTAGCGTTAAACCGCATCCGAAGTTCTTGTTCCAAGTTCACTTTAAGATTTTGGAACAAATTACGGATGAGGACATTCTCGAAGCGCTTATGAATCGTCACGAAAAGCAATCTCAAAAGATTATTAGCTTCCCCAAGAATAGCGAGCGGGGGGAACAAGCAGATGCCGCTCGGGTTAATCGTGGATCTAGTAAATACTGAAAGGATTATGATGACCGAACGAGAACTGACTTTTGGAGAAAAAGCCGTGGGGTTAACTTTCAATCCTAGCGGAGACGGAAACGTACATTTGATTAAGCAAGTTTTCGCAGCCGCTATCGATCAAATGGATAAGTTGCGTATCAATGCTACCAATAACGAAGTAAAGCGGATGCTATCTGTTGCGATTACAGAAACCCAAACTGCGCAGATGTGGGCCGTTAAAGCTATTACCTGGAAGTAGCAAAATAAATATCCCCGGTTACACCCGGGGTTCAACGTATAATAGAATCGTACTAACCTTGGAGAAAATAATGAAATTAGAAGATATTGAAGGCATTGAAGGCATTGAAATTTACAGTCTAGGTGATCTCAGCCCAGAGAATTTGCACAGATTGATGGATAGATTATTGGAAGAGAAAAATCCCAAATCTAGGTTCACTGGCCGTACTTTGAACGATCTCAAGAAAATTCCTATTGAAGAACGGAAGAAATTTTGGCAAGAGGAATTTGAAACTGCTCAAAAGACGTGGATAAAACATGACTCTAAGATGAGAAGCATGTTCGATGTATTGCTCACGGCTAACGAAGTTGGCGAACTGAACAATAAGAACTTAAAAGTGAAAGAAGCAGTCGAGTTTATCAATAAGTCTTTCTCAGAGATTGAAGAGGAATGATTTATGCCGGTCGTCATAGATTTCGAGACGGCCCCTATTATCAACGGGTCGGGGGTAGCTCCCCAGCCAGTTGGTGTTGCTATTCAACATTTGGGTAAACCATCAACATATTACAGCTGGGGACACCCGGGGAAGAATAGCCATACTTATGAGCAAGCTCGGCGAGCTCTAGGACAAGTATGGGGTAGCGGGGAAACCCTCATTTTCCATAACGCCAAATTTGATATTAGCGTAGCCGTGGAACATATGGGTCTAGAATGGCCAAAGAAATTTGAAGATACAATGTATATGTTGTATCTATATAATCCCATAGCTACCACCCTATCCCTCAAGCCTAACAGTGAACTATTGCTGGGGATGCCCCCCGAAGAGCAAAACAAAGTTCGAGATTGGCTTAAGTTTAACTTCAAAGGCCCATTTGTCTTAGACCATAAAACGGTAACAGACAATAACTTCGGGGCATATATCAGTTATGCCCCCGCTTCTATTGTCGGCCCCTACGCTCAGGGCGACGTTATCCGCACGGGGAAGATGTACGAGTTTTTGCTCCCCGATATACAAAAGCGTAATATGTGGGAAGCGTATCAGCGCGAAATATACATGACCCGTATTGGTTATGAAATGGAATCGGTAGGGGTTAGAGTTGATCGATTCGCGCTTCAACGGGATTTAGTGAAGTACGAGGCTATCTATCTACAAGTAACCGAGCAACTTCGGAAGTACTTAGGAGACATAGACTTTGACAAGCCTACGCAAGTCGCTAGAGCGCTCGAAGCGTCCGTCCTAGCGGACCCCCTACCCCTAACCCCGAAGGGCCGTCTATCGACTGCAGCAAAGGCTCTAGACGGTGCCGTAAAAGATCGAGGACTCCTCCGCGCGCTACGCTATCGGGCTACTCTCAAGACTCTCATTAGTACATTCTTTAAGAATTGGATTAAATTCTCGGCCAGGGACGGGTATGTCCACCCCAGCTGGAACCAAGTTCGTGGGGAAGCATATGGAACCCGTACTGGACGATTTAGTTGTTCAGAACCTAACTTCCAAAACGTACCTACTGAATTTGACGATCCAGTTATGGAAGGATTAGACATAGCCTTCATGCGTCAATATATTCTCCCCGATGAGGGAGAGGTGATAGTCCCGGCGGATTACAATGGCCAAGAAATGCGGATATTGGCTCACTTTGCTGAGGGGAGAGCACTTGAAATCTATCAAACTGACCCTCGCGCAGATTTCCATGAAGTAGCTGCTCGATTAGTCAATGAAGTTAGCGGACTCTCCATTAAGAGAAAACAAGCTAAAATTACAGGATTCTCTCTTATCTATGGAGCAGGAATTCAAGCCCTAGCTATTCAACTCGGAGTTGTTTTTGAAGAAGCAAGAGCAATTAAAAATGCTTACCTCAAAGCTATCCCCGGATTGGCCGACTTCCAGGATACATTTAACTATCGCAGCGAAGTCCGAACTTGGGGAGGTCGCATTATCCCTGTTGAACCCCCAAAGATGTTCAATGATGCTCTTTGGAACTTCAATTATAAACTTTGTAACTATCTTATTCAAGGGTCTGCCGCGGACCAAACCAAAGAATCCATGATTCGCTACGATGCAACTAGTGAGAATGGCAATATTCTTATGACAGTTCACGACGAATTAGTCATTAGTTGTCCCGAGGATAAACTCAAGACAGAAGTACCTATCTTGAAGGAAGCTATGGAGAAACAACCTCGTTGGGATTGTCCCTTTGTAGCTGAAGTCGAATATGGGAATAACTGGCACGACCTAAGAGCCTATCAATGAACCGTCCTTCACGTTGGTCCTACTCTGCCCTTAGCACTTGGCAGGAATGTCCTGCTAAGTACAGCTATTCCTATATATATAAACTCCCTTGGCCAGAAAGCCCCCAGATGATGCGGGGGAGCAGATTGCATAAACTAGCTGAGGACTATATCAATGAACCAGCTATGCCGGTTCCCTATGATTTGAAGAAAATTGGTCGGATCATAGATGATTTTCGTAACAAAGGGGCCAAGGCGGAGGAAACTTGGCTAATAGATGCGGATTGGCTATATACTGAAGACATAGGGAAAGCCAAGTGTAAGGCAATTATTGATTTACATTATATAGATGGGGACGTACTACATGTCGTCGACTACAAATCAGGACGAGAATACCCATCGCATAGGGATCAATTGGAGCTTTATTCCATATTGGGGTTGCTCAAGTACCCACAAGCGAAACGGGCAGAAAGTGCGGCAGTTTACATCGACGGGGGCTATACAGGGATGGAAAGCTCCATTATTCGTCCTATGCTCCCCATTCTTATACAATCTTGGAGGGAACAAGCCCAAAGTATGGAAGCTGACCAAGACTTCATCGCTAAGCCCGGAAGCGCTTGCCGCTGGTGTCCGTATGCGAAAAGCGCGGGAGGTCCATGCCAAGAATCGGCTAAAGCTGGATTCTAACTATGTTGGAGAAGTCGGTTGAACAAGATAACGTAGAGTTTGCGCGCACTCTACGGATTATCTCCAGGAAGTTAAACTTCCATGGGGAAAGATCTTGGCCTGATCGATTGTTCCTCTTCAAAGGTTCTACGTTATTCATAGAGTATAAGCGTCCCAAAGAGAAGCCGACTCCACTACAGTTGTTTAATCACGAATCACTTCGTAAGCAAGGCTTTACGGTCCATGTGGTCGACGACAAAAAGATCGGCCGCAAACTCATAAAGGAATGGTATGACTCAGTTAGTAGAGAAGTGGCAAGACTTCGCCCAAATATTGATCAAGACCAATGAATTAGATCCAATGTACCCCGTCATTAAGGGGTTAGACCAAACGCACGATAGAGAATGGATGGGAAAGTTCATTCTCTATTTTATTTTGTTCTATGATGCCGGGGGAGCAGCGACAGCAGCGGACGCGGGGGATGGAGTTTTGGACGAAGCCTGGTTCAAATATCTACAAGTCAAGGCATTTAATCCTATGACCATAAGGGGTGGGGCTCGTAGGCACTTCCGGGGGGAGAAAGCTATTTCTGCTATAGACCGTCTGAGTACCTTTGGTCTATCCCCTTGGGAGATTATTGAGGATATGTACCCATTTAATGGGCGTATTCTTCCCACATATTCTAAATTGTATAACCATATTACGTCTAAGTATGTTAAAACTCAAATGGGTCCCTACTTCATTTGGAAGTTGTACGATATCTTCAATGTTTGCCTAGATATGCCTCTTGATCTATGCTGGGAAGAAGCTATAAAGTTCATCCCTACCGAACCCCGCAAAGCCGCAATAAAATACTTTGGGGATTTTGAAACAGGATTGAGCGAAATCTACAAATATATCCAACAATTCGATCACCCAGTTAGACCTGGTAAGTGTGGGCTATCTGAAGCAGAGACTATACTATGCGGTATGAAAGTTAGCTACGGCAATCCTAACCATGGCTGGATCGGATTTGATATTGAGCACCATAGAAATTCGCTGAAGGACTATCCTGAATTGGCTAAGTTTCTTCCACCCCCTATTACTAGGGGAGCATATACTGTAGGGGAGTTTAAGTGAAATGGGTTCCCCTACCCTACATGGAACGTGCGATAGAGTTTGGTGTGACCAGACCCAAAGCTGGGTTGATGTTGGATCCTGGGCTTGGGAAGACAGCGATTTCCTTGGCAATTATAGCCCTATGTTTGGAGTCATCCGATGTATCTCGTATTCTGGTCGTTGCGCCGTTACGGGTAGCGGAGACTGTTTGGCCAACCGAAGTCAAGAAATGGGACGAATTCCGCCACCTAAGGGTGGCGAACCTATGCGGACAGCCGGAGGAAGTGAGAAAGCAATCCCTAAGGAAGGGTGCACCCTTCGACATATACGTGATCAATCCGGAATCGCTCCACAAAATACTGGAAATGATCAACGAAGACAGTGGCTTTGGAATGCTTATTCTGGACGAGAGCACGAAGTTCAAAGACCCCTCGACAATGCGATTCAAAGCATTGAAAAAGAAACTCCATTTGTTCAAGAGGAGAATTATCCTAACTGGTACTCCCGTGCCAAATGGTTTGGCCGACTTATTTGGTCAAATGTACGTATTGGACGACGGAAAAAGACTGGGTAAGTATATTACCCATTTCCGTATGGAATACCAATGGCAACCCCCCGGCCAATATTATAACTATGTAATGCGTCCGGGGGCAGATAAAGAGATTTACAATAAAGTCAAGGATGTCTTGTTAAGGATACAATGGAAGAACCACCTTGATCTCCCTGAGCTAGTCAATAACTTTATTGAAGTTGATCTCCCCGAGCAATGGAGGAAGAAATACAATGAACTTGACCGCCACTTCCTTACAACTGTGGAGGAGACGACCGTTGCGGTTTTCAATGCGGCTGCGTTGGGGACTAAATGTCGACAATTTGCCAACGGGTTTCTCTACCATCAAGCGAACGGTCCCAATTCGCCAAGACAGACCCTACGGATCCATGACGAGAAACTCTATGCTTTGGAAGAACTCATCGAGGAGATGCAGGGAAGGCCTCTTTTGGTGGCCTACGAGTTTGAGGCGGACGCGGAGCGGATTCAAGATCATTTCCCCGGAGCAATCAATCTTGGAAAGTCAAAGAATGTATCCAAGGTTATCAACGACTTTAACCACGGTCTCATTCCGGTCCTTATCGCGCACCCTGCTTCTGCGGGGCATGGCCTTAATCTCCAAGAGGTTTGTAATACCGTTTGCTGGTTTGGTATCACGTGGGATCTTGAACTCTACCAACAATTCATCGCGAGAACCTGGCGCCAAGGCCAGAAAGCGGACACGGTTATTGTACACCACATTATCTGCCGAGGAACCAGAGATATCAAAGTCATGGATGCGCTACGCGATAAAGATGTAACTCAAGAGAAATTTAATGCGGCGATAACCGCGCCGCTTTGAATCATAATAGAATATAGATATTATGAAACCCTTTCAATTTGAAGGCAAAGAGGTCACTCTAAACCTGACCCATAAGAACATTCTCAGCGATCTAACCAAAGCTCCCCCGTTCGATCCTAAGTTAATCGACCCCTCCCACCCTTTCTACATGCTAGTTAAGCAAAAGGGACAGATGGAGGCATATCTCAATAAAGTAGTAGAATTACTCAAGGGGCTTCCAAAAGGTTTAGACGTATTTGAATTCTGCGGAGGAATGGGAATCATAGCTGAAGCTATGTGGGATTTGATTAATCCCCATTCTTGGACCGGAATAGATTTAGATCAAGCGTGTATAGATGTAAATATTTGCCATAGACTAGATTACAATATAGTATACGGAGATATGTACGAACCAGATTGGTTTATCCACTGGGTTTATCCTCCAGATAATACTTTGGTATACATGGATTGGCCCACTATGACTCTACGCAAGATGTGGAACGAACCAAAGGTAAGCCAATTTATGGAACATCTAGCCGGACAGGACGGCCTTCGTCCCCAGTATATAGGTATCACCGACATCGAATGCGGGTGGATCCATCTCCCTAATCATTGGCCTCATTATATGAGACTGTTCGATATATACCTGGATATTGATGAACGACCTTCAACTACTGGGCTACGTAATGGCTATACAGCCATATATGAAGGTTATATGAGGGAACGATTTAAGTATCAATTGATCAACCGTACCGTAGGCGGAGGTGGAGAATACTTCTTATTTGAAAGAATGCTATGACTAAAATCATTAAAATACACGGCTGCTCCGGAGCGGGAAAGACTACAGCTGTGCGAGAATTGCTTCCCCTACTATATCCATCTGGTTATCATGATGGAGCTAAGGGCTATGTCGGATTTGTAGAGGGAGTGGAGAACCCTGTATACGTAGCGGGAAGTTACAAGAGTAACTGCGGAGGAGTAGATACAATTAACTCCGCCAAGGAGGTTATGAATTTGATAAACTTCCAAGTAAATGCTGGAAGTCATGTAATATACGAGGGATTACTTCAATCCACTTACTACGGAATTATGGGTGAATGGTCGAAGCAATTTGGGGACAGATTCATCTATGCTTTCCTAGATACCCCTGTAGAACTGTGCTTGGAAAGAGTGTTAGCTAGGCGTAAAGCCAATGACTCTAAAAATAAATTTGATCCCCAACTGACTAGGGATAAATGGGAATCCATAGCTAGACTCAGAGAAAAGTTGTTATCGGGTAGCCTAGAACAATCCTCAGGCAAGAAGCACTTAGTAGTTGATCTTCGACATGAACATCCTATGCTTCCTCAGCTCCTAAATTTACTACAATGATAGAGTTACTCATTTACGTATGTATTTGGGCAATAATCATAATTCTTTGGATTTGGACCTTTAAATCTGGAAAGTGATCTATGGATTCTATTCAATATAATCGATTGAGAAGATTAGAGCTAGCTATTGAAGATGAAAAGGAAACTATACTCAAAGAATGTGGTTGGAGTATAGTCAAAGATCGACCCACTTCCCCCGCTTATTGGGAGAAATTGTTATCAGAAAGCCTCAGAGGTAGGTGGACCGCTCCTGACGTAGATTGTGCTATTAGACTTGAAAAATTTGATCTAGATTTAGGGAGTATAGGATGACTCTCCCCGATACTGAAACACTTAATCGTGTCCTTATTTATTGGATCGAAGAACGGGATCGCGTCCATTGTCTTAAAGCAAGCGACGCCCCTAAGCCTTGGTCAAACGATCCAATATTCCAAACTACTAGATTTTGTAACGTTCGTCGAGAACAAGACAAAGTTACAATATGGATCAAAGATAATTGGCGTAATCCTTATGAAGATCACCCCAATCTAGCTTTTGCTATGTGCTTAGCTAGAGTAGTAAATTGGCCCCCTACTCTAAAACATATTGGATTCCCGTTAGTATGGAACTCCCCTACATTTGTTCATAAAATGGACGAACTACAAACTAGCGGAAAGGTCTGGGGAGGAGCCTATATGGTTACAGGCGGCTATTCTGCCGGCGGGGAAAGCAAACAAGTTATCATAGGTAGAGTGCTCAATGCGGCCTATAAAAACACCGTGCCCTTTCCCAAGGGGATAAAATGCGAAGAAGCATTCAATATAATCCAAGCAACCCCCGGCCTTGGTACGTTCTTGTCCGCGCAAGTTATAGCCGACTTGAAATATACCCCCTTGCTAGATACGTCCCCCGATTGGCAAACGTTTTGCGCTCCAGGTCCAGGGTCAATAATGGGTTTAAACTTCCTCCACGGTAGGCCGCCCACTCAAAGTATTTCCCATAAGCGATTTATCGAAGAAGTTAACGATGTCTCTGATTGGCTTAGTTACAAAGAAATTGTTAGTCTAACTGCTCACGATACTCAAAATTGCTTGTGCGAGTTTAGCAAGTACGTGCGTATTAAATACCTTGGCGGACGGGCGAAGAACGGATATAATGGAACCGCGTAAAACGGGGTCTAGGAGCCGTTTTTTCCCGAGCTCGTAGGGTAGTAGCTCCCCCCTCGAAAAAAGCGCTCTGACAAGCGATTTCGGGCCTGGCACAGGTATCTCTAGACCCTATCGGAACCCGCTTCGGAGAGAATAAAGACTAGGAGGTTAACTTATGAAATACACCATCTTTATCTTAGCTATTTTGCTTTCTGGTTGCGATACTCTAGGAGCCGCAGTTTATGCCTACGGCCAAGGGAGATATGCTTCTCCTAGACCATATTATGGTCCTATTCAGAAGCCAACTATCTTTTGCCGTAACGTATTGGGGGGAGTAGAATGCCAGTAAGACCTATTAACCGCATTGCCGCCGAGATCGCGGTAGCAATGAAGGATATTAAGTTGAAGTCGGACCCAATATGGATTAAATGGTCCATCCCCTACGTTCATGCTATGCTTCAAATTAGCTCCCCTAGCGATCAATATGGTCTGGAACCGGGGGAAGACATTATTCTCAGATTTCTCTCTAACGCTCAGGCGTGGAGGGGAGAACAGGCCCGCCGAATCAAGGCGGAACTTAGGCTAGCAATGAAAGAGGCTTCCGATGCCCACAATTAATGCTAACAACGTTAACGATGCCTATGCTAACGCCCTATGGTCGTTATCCATAGATTCTAACTGGATTGAATCGGACAGCCGTAACGGCAAAGTACGGAAATTCATCGAACCCGTGCTAACTAAATACCGCTATCCACACGAACGAGTGCTATTCGATCCGGTCAGGGACGCTAACCCATTTCTTCACTTATTCGAGGCTCTTTGGATGCTTAACGGTGGTAACGATGTCATTTTCCCTGCCCAATTTACCAAACAGTTTTTGGAATACAGTGACGATGGGGTTACTCTCCATGGTGCTTACGGCCATCGCTGGCGCAACCATTTTGGTCATGATCAGCTCGATAGTGCTATATACGAGCTGGCGACTAATCCCTCCTCACGCCGAGTTGTCATCGGTATGTGGGACCCGTACATTGACGACCACGTTGGTTACGCAGGAGGGAAAGATGTACCTTGTAATAGTCACGTGTATTTTAACGTGAAGGATAAAGAACTAGATATGACAGTATGTAACCGTAGCAATGATCTAGTATGGGGATGCTACGGGGCCAATGCAGTTCATATGTCTATCTTACACGAATATATGGCTCTTTCGTCCGGCATCCCTATAGGGTCATATTATCAATTCAGCAACGATCTTCATCTATACGAGACTCATTTTAAATTCTTGGGTAAGCCCCCTAAAGATGAAGAAGTGGATGACCACTACGCTACGGGGAGGGTGGCTCACCAGCCATTGTTCCGAGCACCAAGCGAACGGGGAGCATTTGACCAAGATGTACAGGATTTCGTTGAAAATCCTATGCAGAACTTGTTTAGAACCACCTTTATGAAGGACACCGCTGGTCCTATGTACCGAGCTTGGAAGTACTTCAAGAATGGACTACTCGAATCTGCTTTGAATACCGCTCGTCAAATCGAAGCTACGGATTGGCGTAAAGCTTCTGTAGAATGGATTGAGCGCCGAGTACCTAAATCATGAAGGATATCCCCTATCTTCATGAAGCCGGCGCAGTTAAGCGTTGGCATACCAAGCCTACCCTAAAGGACCAAGACTTGGCCTCCCACAGTTGGGGAGTTGCCACAATTTTGATGTACATTTTACCGGGGAATTACAACGTTCTCCGGGCGGCCCTAGTCCACGATCTTCATGAGAAAGAGGCTGGGGACATTCCATATCAATTCAAAAAATCGAATCCGAATGTATCCCACCAATATTCTCTCCAAGACCATTCGTTCCAGGAGAAATATGAGATCTCTACTGAGCTTCTAGAATTTGAACAAGAAGCCCTTAAGTGGGCCGATATGATGGAGTTACTCTTGTTTTGCCATAGAGAACTCCGTATGGGAAACCAATACTTCTCATCTACCCGTCAAGTAGCGGAGAAAACTTTGCGCGATATGGGTCATCCTAACGAACAAGCAAGAACTCTTTTCAACGAAGTAATCCACCATGACCGAGACTACCAAACTTAATGAGCACTACCGAACTTTGCCGGGGGAGCAACATCATCAAAGGGTGGCTAGGCTACAACTTAACTGGTACGCTGCTAATATTACCAAGTACGCTGAGCGGGCCGAAGTCAAGGGCAAGAAAGTGGAGGATATCAAAAAGATTATTGACTATGCTAACTTATGGCTAGAGGAGACGAATAAATATGAAGAAGCTACCAAAGAATACGTCAACCAGGATAGATAATGGCTACACGTATGAAAGCCCCCCTCGACCATAACTGGACTACTCAACGCTTCCCCAGTCGCTCTCTTAGCGCTGACGATTTTAATCCTTTGGATCCTCCACCGCCCCTATCCCCTACCCACTATATTTCTTTGATCTTAGCAGTTATCTTTGTTATTGTATCCGCTATAGGGGTAATAGTATGCCTAATCCAATAGATACCGAACCGCTACCGCCCCCGGTAGTATTGAGCGATCCTCCAACGGTAAAAGAAGCGGCTCAGCTGATTCGCTATTGGGCAAAGTTGAATTATAACAATAAAAGTATGGCTTTCCACCAGTTTATGGGGCTAGCGGATAAGCTCGATCCGTCGGTGAAGAAATAACAACCGTTCTAGGGAATATAGGCGGGCTACCGTACGCGACCCGCCTATCTTTTGTTGTAGAACTAATTGTCCGCAGCATCCCAAAGGTCTTTAACTTCGTGCTGCCGTCGTCTAGTCAATCCCCTAGTAACTTTCGTACCAGGGGAAACCCACTTTAAGAATTCTGCTCTAGCTCCGACATAATCCATCTCGTTGAGCTTCCTCAACAAAGTAGATGTGTAGCCATTCTTAAGTCGGACAATTCCATCTTTCTTGCGGCTACCCTCCCCGGCATTATAAATGATAGATACCAAGGCATCGAACATACCTTGGCTAATGGGTACGTGTACGCTTATATATACCAAACGTTCTCTATATCTGAGATCGGCTTCAAATCTACTATCAGCGTAATCTTGAGTCCATTCGGTTTTTGAATCTACGTCTGATCCGGTACTTCCCCAGCCGCAAGTCCAAGGTTCTCCCCCTGTCTTGGGATCAGGGTAAGCTTTGAGCTTACAATCTTCAAAAGACTTAATGAATTCTCTACCCACTTTACTGGTACGGAATTCAATAGCGGATCTCATAGATTACTCATGATTTTGTGAACTAGATGTTGCCAAAAAGCAATCCTTCTCCTATACTCAAAATCTTGAAAATCTGTTCTGACGTCTAGGGGAGCTCTCCCCTTCCATCTGTGAGACCCAGATATTAATAAAGCTAGTACGCTGACCTCTGCGAATATATAAGCCCAACCTGGCCATTCTCCAAATAGGGGGGATATCCCCACTACTGCGAAGCCTGCTCCTAACAAAGAGTAAGCTACCCTCACTCGGAGCAATACGTCTATAGTGGAGACGGTACATCTGCATAGGCAGATGTAAGAAACGGTCCAGGATAGTATCCAAGAAACCAGAGCAAAAATATAGATATCATTCATTTTTGCTCCCCCGGTTTAGCACCGCTTCTAACCACTTAGGAGCTACGAACCTAACTATAGACATAAGCACAGTAGGCCACCGGAATCCTACCCCACCTAAGACCAAAGCTACAATCCCTAATACCCATCTAACTTCAATATCTTGGGATACATGGCTACGTACTAACATAGAAATTGGAACGGTAGCAATCATAGCTATACCGTTCATACTAAGAAAGTACATGATCCCGCCCCTACGGGTTTCCACTTTCTTAGCTGAGAGGGATAGATAAGCCCCCACGGTAGAGCCTACCCAAATAATAATATATGGCCCCACCAAAACTGATACCTTCGGAGAGAATATCAGCGAGGATATAAGTATGGCTAAACTTACGGGGTCATAATCAATATGCTCGGGCACCGCCAGCCCTCAATGCTTGTAGCAATCCCTGCGTATCATCTACTTTGGGAGTAGTCAAATCCGCCAAACCCCCTTGGCCCTCCCAATTTTGAGGCTGTAACCGCCTTAGTGCGTTGACCAAAGCTACCGGGGTAGATTGCTCTGTTCCCGACTGGGGAAGCCCCTCCCATTGCCCGGCCCCGGAAGTGTCGGAGGGAACAGACGAGGCCGGAACCCCGGGCATATTCCCGATCATGTTACCGACCACATTACCCGCTACACCCCCGAAGGGACCCAAAGTAGCTGTTCCTATCATTCCTAAAATAGCTGCTGCAGCAGCTGAGGGGTCCCCCGTAGTGGCAGATTGGGCAGACCCCATAATGGCCGGACCAAAGGGTACACCTATAGACCCCAATGCGGCGCTACCTGCACCCCGGATAAGGGCAAGTACTGCGGGGGGAAGACCACTAATAAATGAACCTATACCTGTGGAATCCGTTGGATCTGGAGCAATAGCGTCCGCAGTTACCGTGGTTTCCCCAAGAGTACCCATAGAAGGTGTACTAGCGTCTGAAGCAAGGCTACCATCTGAAGCGTCCCCCTCTCCATCCCCATCCCCGCCATCCTCCCGATAGCGTCTGGCTCCTAATTTGAGGAGCAATAAGTTCATATTAAGCCTGGCGAGAACGAAGAATTTGAATCAATTGGTTAGCTCGTTGAGCTTGTATATCCGGGGGAACTGATGCCCCAGTAAAGCCTTGTTGCGGAGGGGGAGCCATACCCATTCCTGGAGGGCTCATCCCAGGCGCTCCCGTACCGGGGGGAGCTCCCGGAGGCCCCTGCCTAGACTGCTGCATAGCCTGTAACTGCTGAATCGCTTGGGGATTCCCCGCAGCCGCGGCGGCTTGTAACTGTTGGAGCGGATTAATTTGTGGGGAGGGTTGGGAGGGGATCAATCTTGCTCTCCTGCGGTTGATTATTAGCCTGATGAATGATCTTCATCAATAGGGGGTTGACCTCGTTCCAAGGTCTGAGTCCTACGGCGATACAAACTTGATCCAACTCCTGGGGAGTTAATTCAATCTTAATTGTCGTGGGCAAATTCACGATACATTTCCTTCATTGCTTGGATAATTAGGCCTATAAGGGCATTGTGGTCTACGAAAAGTGTTCCCATTTCGTCGTTCCCCACGGTCACTGCTTCGGGGAGAACTTTTTGAACTTCCTGAGCTATGTACCCTGCTTTACGAGGAGGATGACCTTGGTACGTTACTTCATCTAATTTATCGAACGTGTACCCGCTCAAATCGAACAACTTATTAAGCGCTCCCCCTATTACTTGTAGCTTATCTTTGACTCTAATGTCGGAAGTAGCTACCCAACCAGCGGAGGATTGTCCTTGTCCCCCGCCAGTCATATCGAATAGTTGATTTTGGGATATAATACGAACCCGAGCATCCACCCCCGGATTATGAAGAAATTGGATATTATGAGTAACCCCAAATCCAGAATTAGCAGAGTTAGTATCTACTATTGATTGAATTCTAGTAGAACCAGAAGTAGTATAACTATTGGGAAGTAGAGCATTACCCGTACCAGCCCAAAGATAAATACCGCTTCCTTGTAAAATAACACTCTTTCCTGAAGCTAAGGTAACGTGCCCACTAAAAAGAGCATCCCCAGTATTTCTTTGAAAGAATAGAACGTTGCCTATTTGCGACCCATTATCCGCCCAACGATCTATAATAAAATCAGAACCTACATTACTACCCGTTTCGCTAGCAGTATTGCCTAGACTAATCCGCCAACGATTATTGCCGCTAGTTCTACCTATGAGGTCTAAAGCTTGACCAGAAGCGGGTTTATCAAGCGCTAATTGAGCTGCTCCAGAGGCAGGCTTAACTTGGATAATTTGAAGGAATTTATGGTATTCGGCAGAATAAATGATGGGCTTAGCTACTCCTGTACCTATGCCTACCGATTCAACCCTACCTTCAGTAGCATTTTGTAATAGTTGGAAACCTGTAGTATTGGCAGTACCGTATACGTCTGTATTGAATCGAATGCCGCTGTTCCCCGCCGTTCTGGGATATAAATATTTGAACGAGCTAACTGCGGATACCGCGTCATTAAATTCTATCACCTTAGTAGCCATAGCTATGGCTAATTGAGACGTACTAGGGCGATACCAACCATTACCGGGTTCGCTATTGAAGGCTAGCCCAGGAGCTGCCGCGGATCCATCTGTAACCTTGAATGGCTGTAGAGGGCCAAGAACTCCGTCGCGAGTCAAGACATTATTGAATTGAACTGCTACATCGGACATCGTATCGTTAGCCCAATCGGCTTCGATAACTGTATCCGTAACTACTGGGTTACCAATAGGGAGCGTATAATTACCTGAACCGTCACGAGGCATAGTATCACCTACGTTTCTTGTCGTCTGCTGATTCAACCGCGGCAGCGCTACCCTTGGCAGTATTTCGGATTATACTCCCCAGTCGCTCGGCGTCGCTAGCGGAAAGATTCTTGTTCGCCGCCAAAGCTGCTTCTACGTCTCTCCATCCTACCTTATCAAGTAGAATATCGTCAGCTGCTTGTAGGGTCTTATCAAATCTACCCCCCAAAGCCCTATTTGTAGCCTTGCGAAGTACATTACTAAGCCAATAACTCTTAACTCCAGGTAAGCTACCGCCACTCTCTAAGGGTACCCTTGCCCAAGGAGCATCCGTATCTATTTTACCCCCTGTCCCTATTTGAGGAGCCTTAGCTTGGCGCAAAGCTCTGACTAATTCATCTAATTGATCTCTAGTTTGAGTAGTCAATAAATCTATAGTAGGCTGATCCCCTTTGCCTTGTATAGAACCATACTTAACCATGGCATTTTGTAGCTTGTCCGGATCAACAATAGGATCCCCAGCTACGTTCACCTTACCCCTAGAAACTCCCAAATCAGTTTGGAATTCTCTCAGGATATTCCGACCAGCTTCTGCTCTTTGGAGAGCCTCATCTGCTTCGTTTCTCATAGCTAAGGATGCCGACCATACTCCTCCAGAGTTAACATCGATATGCTTCTTAATGACGTCTCTAACCCGTCTTGTTTGCTCTCCGCTCATTTTACCAAAGTACTCTTGACCCGTATGAATATTGGCTAGGGTACCCGCAGTAAGTCTTTCACCTTCCTCTAGTGAAAGCATTCCCCTAATGTCGTTGATCGCATTATGACCCGCTTTACTGCCCCTGAACAATGGATCTTTAACCAATTCCTTTAAATCATTATCAAGAAATTCCTTAGCACTCTTGCTAAGATTAACTTTATTCAAATAAGCTTGAGCTTCACTAAGGGCATCGCGCTTCTCTGCCGCCCTTACTTGAATATCGGCAATGTCGTCCCCGACGGCATTTTGAAGAGATTTATTGGCTGATTCATTGGTTTCCCAATCTTTATTTTTCCACGCCGCATCCCGACTAAGATCAGCTCGTCCACGACTAATTTTCTCCAAAGAGTTAACTTCGGGAACCCCAACCCGAGCCGCTAAACTCATAGGCAAAGTAGTGGGGAGATCGGCATTGTTAGATATAATCTCCATGTTCTTAGGACCAAGTGCTTTTTCAAAATACTTAGCCGCACGAGTAACTGGATCTAAACCAAGGAATCGCTTAGCTGCGGTATAGGATTTGACTAATCCCCCGACGGCCGGACCCGCTACACCTCCAGCTAAACCCCCTTGCAAAGCGTTTACGCCCCTGTTCTCGCCTTCGTCCGGGGCCGCTAAGGCGCCAGCCGTTGCGCCGCCGGCCGCGCTCTCTAGGGGAATTGCTAATGCTTTACGAAGTAATCCTGGAGCTTGTCCTCTAATAGCATTCCCTGCTACAGACGCAGCTTTACCTGCTGGACCCCAAGTTAGACCAATGTCCCCAAGAATTTTACCTGTTTCGCTACCAGGCAAATCTTGAGCATATTCAGATTCTGCTAGGGCTTTGAGATCTGGTCCCCCCTCCAATTTAACCCCAGATGGGGCTACATCTTTCAAACCCGAAGCCTCTACGGTATTGGATAATGACTTCAATAAACCACTACGTATTCCCCGTTGAAGTTTAGGTTCTGTATTAATGGTTTGTCTAAGACCTGCTAGTTCGTCTTGTAATAGTTGACCCTTAGTAGGGGTAGACAAAGGACGATTGTGCCCCTCATTAGAATACGATGCCTGAGAAGGCGCATCTAATTTAGAAACGTCATAGCCATTAGAAGCCAAACGACTTCTCATTTCTGCCTTAGAAATATTGTCGGGGATGTCCTCGACAATAGTACCATCCGGCAATTCGAGATTCATTTAAGGTCACTCCACTTGACCGTCTTAGGTTTCTCTGTAGGTACACCGTTGGGGAGCCTATCGGTGCCAGGCATAGTTTCCTCCGTTGTCCCGCCATCCCTAGCAATTTCTCTCTTCAAACCGTCAATGACCCTTTGAAGATCGCGCTTACCTTCAATGTTAGTTGTACGAGCTAGCTCGGCTTGAGCTTGTCGAAGTTCATTTCTCTTAACCTCAATCGCTCCTTGATTACGCTCAGCTTGAACCGCTGGAACTACCCTCTCCTCAGGCGATCTAGCTCCTGGGGAGGTACCTAACAAGTTTTGACCTCCGGTTCTGTAAGTTTCCTTAGCAATCTTGTAATGGCGATCAATGGATTCTTTACGTTGACGAATAATGTCTTTGACGAAGTCTGGATTAGACATCTCAAACACCGTAATCTTACGCCATGCCCGTTCTTCTCCTGCTGTCAAGGCAGACCCAAATAGTTCGTGACGCTTAGCAATGTCCCCACTATTGAACTGCGACCACCATTCTGCTACTTCACGAGAGTGAGGATCGTTCATTAAAAGAGTACCCCCTAACTTAGATTCGCCCCAAGCTTTGAAAGTACCGGCATAGTCATCTTTGAAGCTATTCAACAAAGATTCGTGACCTTGCTTCTCATTTTCATATCCTATCAACTTCTCTTGTTGAGTCGAAGTTAACTTGGGTCCTGCCACATTTTTTGCTGCAGCCGTCGCAGCGGCTCGATCAGTCGCCCCAGTTACCATACGTTCATCGTGAGTTGCTTGTTGAATACCTCTAAGCCTCAAAAGCTCAACCCTATTCTCTTGACGTTGTCTTTCTAGCTCTACAGGATCCCCACCTTGCTTTTTAGCTAGATCAATCTTGTATTCTAGTTCGGCGTCTCGTTGATTAGCTCGATCAATATTGGCCCGTTGGCGCTCAGCTCTATCCAAATCAAATCTACGTTGATTCTCGTCCATCCGCTCCCGAGCTAACATAGACTTCTCTAAGCGAATGGGAGCATTGACTAAAGTGTCCTTAGTAACATCCATAGCTAGGGCTTTAGCCAATGGGTTATTCGCCCCCTTAGCAGCCCAAACTAATCTATCTTGATCCGTGGGCTCCGTAGTAGCCATAGTGGGACCTTCTTGACCGGCCCCATAAGTTGTCTTAGCAGTAGGGGCAGACTTCAGCCATTCCCCTAGAGCCTTTTGTTGGTTTTGCTGAAGAGCAGTTTGACGTTCAAGAGCTTTGTTCTCAACTGTATCCGCCGCCAAATTACTCAACGTAGGCATAGCCATTTGAAGTTTGGACGGGGGAACATAGATGCCCTCCCCAGTAACCATTTGTCCCTGGGGAGTCTTAACATTCCTCAAAGCCTGCGCGCGGGCAAGCATAATCTTAACCGCAGGGTCTTCAAGATCGTAACCGGTGTAGTCGTCCATGATTACCACTCTGTGGGATAAACCCCGTTATCCCAGCCTTCAGTAACTCCCGCACCTGCACCTGTACCTGAGTAATCCCAAGTACCTACTGAACTTTGATCCCCTACTCCAACATCCCCTCTCATCCAATCGTATACACTTCTAGCTCCGTTAAATAATCCACCTAAACCACTAAGCCCACCTAGGGAAGATAGCCCCAATCCCGCCGCACTTAGATTACCTTGACGATTATTAGCTTGAGCCTGTAGAGCCGCATTGTAATTCGCCCGAGCAGCGTCAAATTGCTTTAGACCTGCGCTAAACTGATCTTGACCCGCTTGGTAGACATTAGTGGGAGTAGGAGCCGTAGCCGCTGAGAAGTTTTGGAACGTAGGATTGAGACCCGTTCTAGCATTACCCAATTGACCAATGGCTCCAGTTTGAGCACTACGAAGGGCCGTCAAGAGATTTTGACGCTGAACATTCTCGCTCACTCCTTGCTGTCTAGCTTGGAGTCCGCGGTTGAAAACGTTTCCGTATTCAGTAGTGCCGGCGAGGATAGCTTTGAGATCGGCGTCATTAGCGGTACGCCCCAAAGTATCTTCAGATGCATCCGAAGCTGCCGAGCCCAATGTAAGGCCCATAGCTGCCATACGAGCACGTTCCGCATCTCGACTTTTATCCAGCAAGGGTTGCTGTAACCCCCGCATTGCGTCGATAACGGATTGGGTAGCCCCAAATCCGCTGTCCGGCATACCGGGGACTCCAGCCGTGACATCTTGACTTTGCCAAAGACCCGGAGTACCAACTTGGGACCCAAGTTGTTGCATCCCGGCGGTATACGTATTCCAAAGATCTTGATTAGCCCCGTTGAGAGCTACGTTTTGAGTCCAACGATTACCTGTAGGATCGTAATTCCAAGTAAGGGAACCATTTTGATTATATTGATCCGGCCTATTTGCCGAAGTAGCGTTCCAAGCAGCTTGTTGATTTATATTTCCTTGCTGCTGAGCTAAAGCATTAAAGTCTGGCGCTGCGGGGATGGCGATAGGATCAGCCATTATAGTGGCCCTCCAGAAGTATTTACAAAGTCCGTACTAACCCAAAGTACCTCAGACCTAGACCTAGCTACCATAGCAATAGAGGTGGAGTATCCCATACCCTCTCCTATTACCCAATCATTTTGAGTTCTCAACGACCCCGACCATTTAGAAATATCCCAAAGAGCACTATCCCATTTAGCGTCAGGAATGGACGGGGAAGCCATAGTAATTTGGGGGAGGGTGAAATCATAATCATAGGTAATTTGAGAAGCGTATTCTACACTACCATCAGTTACAAAAGTAGGGCGATATAACCCAACTTGCTTATTAACTCCTGGAGCGCCGAGGAAATTGTACGCTTGTTGAACATCTGCGGTTACATAAGTTCCTGCTGAATCTAAAAATGTAACATTATCAGCGTTACCACTCCAAGCTTGATAGACAGTCCCATCCGCTCCTCCAAAGAATGGGAGACCATTAAAAGTAGCGAAACATTGAGCCTTGTACCCTCTAAATTGAGCCCATTTAGAGTTAATGGTATTCTCGACAAACTGTAGGGGACCAACTGTAGTCACCGACGGTATGTTGACTAGCAACATATTCAAAGGATGACAAAAATGAAGTTGCCATCCGAATAGAGAACCCAATGAACTAGCTGCCTCCGATAAGGGTTGCTGAACCATTTGAGCTTCAGTAGTACTTTGAGCCGCCGTTACCTTGGTCGAAACCAACATGGCGTTAAGAGATATGAGACCTTGATAAGTAATGAACTTAACATCCCCCCCTACCTTATCCCAAAAACGATGACCAGATACGGGAGCCCCCATAAAATATACGCCGTCAAGAGCCCAGGTAGTTGAACTAGAAGGATCAATACCAGAGTAGACCGCCACTTCGCCCATAGTACTGATAACCACAAGCTTATCATCAGACCCCGAACCGTCATCCACTGTCCAAGTAGCGAGGCCGGCAATAGTCCCACCTTTCTTGAATAGGGGACCAAAATCAAACTTAGTGGCGATACCGTAGACTTGATCTGGTGGTAGATACCATCCAAATGTGGTATTTTTCTCTGCAGCCCATAAACGACGCTGATGCGTCATAGGGCAAATCAAAGTAGCCGGATTGACATTCTTCCAGGTAGCGTTAGTAACCCCATCGCCCAAAACTAACCGTTGAATACTAGATGGGCCTATCCAAATACCATTATCCGATCCACTGAAACAAATAAGATGGGTTCCTGCTGAATTAGCAAAGGTCACGCCTTCCCAAATATCCTGTACTAGTGAAGTTAAGAGCGCGGCGCCTACTGCCCCCGGAGTAGTGCACTCGAACATTTTAGCATTGGCAAATGCGTAGAGTTTAGTGACCCCGGCTGAGGAATTGTAGGGAATGAGACTCTTAACACTACCGCCAAGACCTGTAACGTGTTGTTGGTATCCCCGGCGCATAATACATCCATAGGCCTGGGGATACCAATTAACCATAGCGATCGCGTTCTCTTGGGGCATAGCTACCAAAGAATTATACGCATCTAATCCCCCCACGGGGGATGGGGACGTAGAAATCTTGGCCGGCATTATT